AGGAAATTGTTACGTTTCCATCTCCTCAGGTCCCTTACGAGACCACTAGCCTGCGAGGCTAGTCCATCGGCAAGTCGACTTGAAGCTGCCGCGCTTCGTACTGTGCGTGAAGGATAGACCCTCTGATCTCCCAGTGAGGAGATTAGTTAAGGTCAGCTTTGAATGAATGCTCCCGTAGGAGCCCCACTCATAGCTTCCTTCAACCGGTCGGACTCCATCCGAGCCCGCGATGTTGCTGACTTCAGCCAGGCGCCGAATTGAGCTATCGGAATTCCGAAGCTCTGGCAATCCTGTCGGAAGACTGCATACGCCGCTGTCGCGGATGAGTGCGTCAACGTACGGGTCCTCAGGTTGAGGTCCACTGATGTGTCCTGGAACGGAGGACCTTCCCCGACGTAGCCTGTTAACCAGGCGTGCGACGGCAAGAAGATCGTCTGAACCTCGTCCACGGTGTGACCGTTCAACATGAAGGCCCCATTTGTTGAGGCAGGCGAGTTCGTTTCCATCGATTTCATCCTTTCTTTTGATAGGATCGAAATGTAGCCGCTTTTGTTTCCAACAGTGCAAATCTGCATTCCAATGCAAATTCGTACTGAATATGAAACTAAAGTGTGCTAATCCCGAACCAAGTTCTCTTGATTTGGGAATGGTACGTCTCACCACTCGACTGATCAGATCCCGTATTACTTGGGCGATGTGCCACATACCTCTCAAATAAAAGAGGTCTGCGGTAGCATTCCAAGACATTAGGTGATCTGGTCCCCAGTGTCGTAAGTCGTCGGCGGGCCACATTCTGGCATATACCGGATTAACCGGTGTGCCATTATAGTAATCACCGCCGCAAGACTCTCGGAAATGAGAATTTCTGAAAGACTTGTTTACGTTCACCTTTAGAGCATAGCTCTCCAGGTATCTTACGACAACGTCCGTGTATTCTACGGGAACAATGATATCGTCCCCATAGATATCGATCTTATCGCTATAACGGCGAATAGAACGTGAACTCGGACGCCTCCCATCGAGTTGGTGCATTGCGCAAAGTATAATGGTGTAAAACACCATAGCTTCAACAGGAAAGCATAACGCTGATCCCATTGATGCAAACTTACTAAGCACAATGTTCTTCCCGCTGGGAAGAGTAGCATGTATAGATCTCGAATCCTCAAGATACTCGAGGATACCTGAGTTCTTAAAGATACGCTGGACTAAGTGCAAATGCACG